TCGGGTTTTGTTTTAGTTTGCATTAGTTTCTCCTGTTGAGTTACAAATAATATTTAGCCTATTATCTTTTTGGATAATATAATTTGTTCGCCAGACATTTTCCATTCCAAAATATCACCCTCTACCCATTGAACTTCTTTAAGAAGATCATCAGGCAATTCAATAATAAATTCGCCAGGTTGTTCTGGATCATCTTCTACAATGGTGTGCCAAACCTTATCAGTCATTTTAACACTTGTCCAGATCGTTTGCTTCTTTGAGCAATGCATTTACTTCGTCAAGATTGGCGCACAAGATTTTTACATTTGTCCAATCATCATCAAGACCTCTTCCGCTGACTTCAACCATATAACCGTTGTCATATAAATTAATTGTCAATTGATCGTTAACTTTTGATAGTTTGTCGCTGATTTTTTTAACTTGTTTTTTAGGGGCTGCCATTTTTATTTCCTTAAGTCCAAAGTGAGTGTCTAATTTTAATGAGGCGAATCATCATTGCTTCATCCTCTGCCATATATTCTGCTTCAATTTTGTGTGACAAATCCAAAGCAGTCATACATTCTTTTCGTTCTTCCTCGGTTTCATTCTCATGTCCCCAAAAATCGCTTCCAGCTTTTTGTCTACGCTTTTCGCAATATGCAGACCATCCGCTTGCTTCATGGGCATCTGGTCGTTTAGGGTATACTGTAGTCCACCACAAATAAAGTTCTTTAACTTCTTTTGCAGAAGATGCTTGGCTCGTGTCCACCACTTTACCATTTTCATCTTCATGGGTAAGTGTTGCTGCCCAATCAAGATGATCTAGACCAGCTTGAGGACTGCGCCATGTTCTCCAACGAAACCAACCTTTGGCATAGAATGGAGGATTATATTTTTTAGTTGCCTCGTCGTCCCATGCAATATGTAACCAAGCGGTTTCTACTTCAACAAACTCAACAAGCTCATTAAATAAGCAAGGCAAAAAGCGATTACCCACATCTTGCCACTGACCAGGTTTGATGTCTTTGGGATGTGCAGTAAGACTATTAGTGCGAGTAACCCAACGATTGTTAATATAATATTTTGCATTGTATAATGTATCCATCGGTAAACGAATAAAGGTTTGGATTTTATCAAGCCCTTCTTCTACAATCCAATAACGAATAGGATGAGATTCTTTCGCTTCTTTTTCCCATTTATTCCAACCGGCACTAGTTGCAGACGATGGCTTAGTTGTACCTCGAATCCAATTTGCAACTTTTGTATTTGACCAATATTGTTTCATTTTTTATAACTTTATAGATGAGAAATCTCTAGACCGTTTATTAAACGCATCTCCTATATTATAATTGCTTTTCTGTTCTCTGTCAACTCTATCAATATCCAAATTAGCATCTGTTAATCCCTTTTGAGCAGACTGTTCCAAATCATATAATTTCATCTTAGATCGGTCAACACCAATCATAAATCGTTTATTCGCTGTCGGGTCATTATATCGATTCTTCAATTGCTTAACCATAATCTGATTTGTTTGTTCAAGTTCCTCAGTCGAAATCAAAGCAAACATAAAGTCAACTGTTGCAGGCAAACCAAACGATTCAGATGTATCTGTTAGTTCAACATCGGTGTTACCATACCCACCTCGAGTTGTCTGTGTAGCTGATAGAATCGGAAGATCTTCTTCAACTGCCAACCCACGAAGTTCTTCAGCAATAGACTTAATCAAAGTATAAGAATTAATATTTGAACCAGATTTGAATCTTGAACTTGAACAAATATTCAAGTAGTCGATAATAATCATTGAGGGTTTAAATTGTTTCTTTAGTTGCAATTCGTTTAACAAAGCCTTAAAGTGTCCAGTATGTGCGCCAGCAGTTGGATATTCTTTAATGATTAATCTACCCTCAGTCTTGTTTCTAATCTTTTCAATTCGATTATCAAACAATGACTTTGGAAGATCTTTCAATTGATCCAAAGTAATATTCATCAAGTTTGCATCAATACGTTCCGCAATTCTTTCTTCAGCCATCTCAAGAGTAATATATAAAACATTCTTACCTTGAGCCAAAGTCGATGCTGCTACGTGACACATGAACAAAGACTTACCAACACCTGTACCTGCGAGAACAACATTCAATGTCTTATTAGGTAGCCCGCCATTTGTTATCTTGTTAAAATACTCAAGATCAAAAGGTGTTCTTGATTCTACACGGTGATAAAATTCATATCGAGTATCCGCATTCTCAAGATAATCATGTCCAACATTATTATCAAAACAAACACCTAAGGCATCTTGTAATAATTGAGGTATACCATCTTGCGTCTTGCCTGCGTCTCTACCATCAATGATTGCAATTGAATTTAGAATCGCATTGTAAATTGCTTTGTCTTTACAGAACTTTTCAGTCTCTTTATATAACCAATCTTTATTGTGTTCTGTTGGATTCAACTCTTGAATAATACCAGCAACTTCTTTATACTGTTCTTCATTCAAAGTTTTATCATTTTGAATTGCAACAATCAAAGCATCTTTGTTAGGTGGCGTATTATACTCATCTATAAATGTTTTGATTCTATCAAAAATCAATCTATCACTATTTTCTAAAAAGTAATCCCGCTTTAAGAACGGAATTACTTTTCTCATATACCCATCATCTGTTACCAGGTTCTGCAGAATCACCTGTTCGATTTTCGAATTCATTAATTGCCTTTGCTAATATATCGTTAATTATGTCTGCGATCACACCATTGAATTCAGAAGAATTTAAATCTTCTTCTGTTTTTCCTTTTGGTCTTTGGATAAAGTTGAAGTCAAGTGCAACGGTTCCGTCGTCAGATTTATCGTCCATCTCGACGGAATTAATACTGATGATTGTTCCGGAATACTTACCTTCCAGAAGTTTGAAGCCCCATAGATCACCTTTTTCATTTGTAATTGCCCAAGGTTCATACTTCACTAGCATTTGTAAATTCCTCATCTAAGTCAATGTTACTGAAGCTGGCACCTAACATCTCGCCACCTGCAATACGATACTTGTTCTCAATAAAAGTTCTAAAGGCCTGTGATGTAATAATTGGCAACCAAAACTCTTTAGTATATGTGTCTTTGAGTCTGCACTTTTTATCTGATACTTCACCGGTTTCTTTATTAACAATAGAGTACCAACCATTAGATGGCTTAATAACGAACCCACCTTCAAGTGCTACATCTAATAGACCAGACCATTTGCTAATACCACCCTCAAATGTAACTTCAACTGGAATCTTAGACTTCTCACGAACAAATCTAGACTTCTCAACATTGATAATAAAGTTATAACCAATAACTTCTGTACCTTCTTTTTCTTGTTGACGACCAATAATAAAGATTTGATCTGCAGAATAATAAATGCCGGTGCCACCTGAAACAATTTGTTTAGGGAACAAACCAATTTCAGAATAAGTATGATTAACAACAACCATTGGAATATCTTTAATAGTCAAGTGCGGTGTAATCATTCTAAATAAAGACTTCATCTGTTTAGCGCGTGTCATATCTGCAACAGACTTACCTTCAAGTGCATCATCAACTTCTTTCTTTGAAGCCAGATTACCTACTGAATCAACTACAATTATAACATGATCTCCACGTTCTACATTGTTAATTTGGCTCATCACATCAAATTTAAGTTGTTCAATGTCAGTAATAGGAGTGTGCAAAACACGCCCAGGATCAATTCCAAAGTTGTCAAAGTATGATTGCGGTGAACCAAACTCTGAATCATAGAATAAAACGACAGCATCCTCATACTTATCCAAATAGGCTTTGGCAAGCAATAACGAGAATGCTGTTTTAAAATGTTTAGATGGACCTGCAAATACTGTGAGACCAGGAGTCAGCCCGCCCTCAAGACTTCCAGACATCGCGACGTTAACCATAGGAACAGAGGTTTGAATCATATCCTTCTTTGCAAAGAATTTTGATTTGCTCAAAGTTTCTGTTTCTTTGATTGTCGAATTTTTCTTTAATTTTTCAAGTAACGACATAATAACTCCTTAAGTAATTTCAATATTATAATATGACCATGACAAAAAGTCAATAGTTAATTACACCAACTTTGTTTAGCATCTCCGTAATATTCACGGGCGAAGCCGTTTCTAATTAATTCTGCTCTTAAACTTACTCCGTTTAAAATAATGTCACCTAAAACACGACCACCAAATTTATCCCAACCATATAACATGACTTGATGTTTTTGCGTGGAATTTATTGCATTTTTGGTAAAGACGCTAGCAGCTTCTCCGCGTTGTTTTTCAGAGTCACATTGTCCTCTAAACCCCTTTTCCGGTGTGTCTACTCCAAACACTCGAACAGCAATTTCAGGCTTCAGCGGCGCCGGTAAATAAGGTGCAGCAATAACTACAGTATCTCCGTCGGTTGCTCTTAAAATTTTGGCATCATATAAAACTCCCTGTGGAGTTTTTTGTGCATAACTTGTAGATGCACATAATAGAAATGCAAGTGTTAATAATAATTTTTTCATGCGAATAATCCTTCCAATGTTGCTTGTGGCTTTGCAGACCAACCTACACCATTCAATATTGTTGTTAACGGTTCAAGAAATGATTTCTCAAACATTATATCATAATCTACATACTGCTTCAAATTGAACTCTTCGGGAATCACATTGATAAAGGCAATACAATTTTCTTTAATCAAGTTTGGTTCTTTTAAGTAAATGAATTTGATCTTATCGCCTTCACTTATAAGTTCATACTTTTTATCTATTTGCTTTTCTTTTAAATAAAAGTTATACAGCAAGGCTCCTCGAACGTGCATTGGAGTAGCCGGTTTATATATAGATGCTCTATCTGTATATTTATCGACTCCGTTTACTCCTCTGGGAAAGGCAATTAATTCTGGTTCTAATTTACGATACTTACATTCAAACTCTCGAATGTAATCTTGTAGTTCTTGTTCTGTTCCGGTCAATGCCAATTTAACTGCCTGCTTCAAAGCGTCTCGTACAGGTTCGGGTGTAGATGATCTAACAATCTCTAATCCCATGACCTTCAACTTCGGCTCTTTATATTGAACGCCCTCATTGTTGTAAACATTTAAAGCATATCGTTTTTTAGCAACCCAAATGCCTCGATCTGCAATAACCTCACGCTTAAAATAAATCTTTGTTTCAAATGCATTAGTATAATCCGCAAGCCCATCACATGACTTATTAATTGCCTTTTCAATTTTCTCATTACAAATCTTATCGAGAATCTCTACAATCTTTTCTTTTGGTTGATCTTTGTAGAATTTTTGAACCAATGGGTCAAGTGTAATATAACACGCATCTGTATCTGAATAAAAAGAATAAATGTGATCTTTAGTTCCACATACTTTATTTAAATACTCATCCAATGCTTTGCAACTGTTTGAATAATATACTGACCGGTCATTGTGATACCTTCAGCAATGTTCGAATCATAGAATCTAAAAAACTCATTGCCCCATGCACCAAACAAAGAGTTCAATTGAATCTTACGAGCCATCTGAAAGTTGTTATACTTTGCAATCTCTTTTTGCCACTTCTTATCTTTTGATTCTTCATACTTTGATTGAGCAGCCAACATTAACTTCTTATATTTTTGTCGATCGTCAAATAACTTCTGAACAATCTCAGGAAACAATCCTTGTTTCTCTCTGGTATAACAAAAACCATTTGCCGACATACAATAGTTATTATCTTTTAAGTCATCTAGATTAATAGATTGTTTTAACAATGAGTTTACATCTGCATTCTTTGTTGCTTTTCTAATTTGTGTTTCTGGCGACAAATTATACTGCATAATAATACTTGGATACAGACTTGTCGCATCAAAAGAAACAACCCAATCATATTTGCCTGGTCGTGGTTCTTGAACAAATGCCCCGACAATTTGTCTGCCGGGCAAACCTTCTCTCTGATGGACAACGATGTTTTGTTTCCATAAATGATTCCATAAGATACAGTCCCAAGTTCTTACAGCTGAGAATACATCAACATAATTACACTTCGCATCATACGCCATTGTAAGAATCAATTCAATCAACTTCATCTTATCTTCAAGCTGGTCAACAAGTTCTACGTCAACTACGTTATACTCAACAAACTTTTGCCAATCATTTTTATAGAAGTCTCGGAATGAAGTATATTCATCATACGATAATTTCTCTTTACCTAGTTCTACTTTGGCAATGTGATCCAACTTATATGATTCTTGAGCACTGTAGGTAAACTTCTTATACAGATCAAGATAGTCTAGAATGGCTACACCAAGAATATCATAAATAAGTTCTGTGCGACTCATGCGGGTAAACTCTTTTGGATTTACCACACCCCAGGGTGATAGCTTTTTAACAGAATCATCTCCAAGAATGCGTGCCATTCTTGAACACAAATATGGAATATCAAAGAACTCAATGTTCCATCCTGTAAGAATGTTAGGGCAATTGTCTTGAAAGTATGCTAAGAACTTCTGAAACAGATCATACTCATCTCGGCATTGTATATAGGTATGATTATCTTTTGTTACTTTAAATTGTTTCGATCCAAATGTCACAAGCTCTTTAGTACTTGCATCTTGAATCGTAATCAATAATAATTCTTCTTTGGGATCTCTGACATTCGGGAATCCAAGTTCTGCAGAGGTCTCAATATCAAGAGACCAAATTTTAATCTGCGAAATATCGAACTCTACTTCGTCTGGAAACGTCTTTGTGATATACTGATATGCGTAATTTGTATTACCGAAGATGTGATAATTTTCTACTTCTTTGTATCTTTTGACATAATCTTTGGCATCGTTGATATCTGCGAATTCGATTTCTTCAAGATTATCTCCGTATAACGACTTATACTGTGATTCTTTCTGTGACTTTGTAAATAAGCTTGGTTTGAATTCGATCTTTTCCTGAACGGTTTTGCCGTTATTTACGCCCCTGACCAGAATACGATTACCATACTGATTTACGTTAGTGTAGAACTTCATTAAAAACCTTTTAGACACAATAAATAATTATATCATTATATAGGAAAAGTGCTTATTTGTCAATAGGTTATGCGACAAAGATAACCAAATCTTTATATTTGAATAGGCATAAATATATGAATACGCATATGTTAGTAAGGATAATCAAATGGAATTTACAGCTGGATTTACGTTAGTTGGAGGTGGGACTTTTGTTGCGCCACCGCCCCCTCGTCCCGCCTTATATATGTGGGCATGGGGCTCTAATTACAAAGGAAAACTTGGTTTAGGCGATACTAATAATAGATCTAGTCCAACACAGGTGGGTGCGTTGACCGATTGGGAAAATGTATATGCGGGCGGAGGTACGGCCACTGCTGGATTAAAAACTAATGGTACTTTGTGGACATGGGGAAACAATGCGAACAACGGCAGGCTTGGACATGGTGACACCATAGATAGATCTAGTCCTACGCAAGTAGGGACATTGACTAATTGGGCATCTATGGGTGTAGGCAACGGGCACATGATCGCAATAAAGACAGACGGTACATTGTGGGCATGGGGATATAATTCGGATTACGGGAATTTAGGTTTAGGCAATCTTACAAATTATTCAAGTCCAAAACAAGTTGGAGCATTAACTGCATGGTCCAAAATAAGTACAGGATATAATAATAACCTAGCAATTAAAACAGATGGAACTATGTGGGCATGGGGACATAATACAAACGGCAAATTAGGATTGGGCGATACCAATAATAGATCTAGTCCAACACAGGTAGGTGCATTAACTACGTGGTCATCTATAAATGCAGGAGAAGACCTTGCGGCCGCAATAAAAACTGACGGCACCCTATGGATGTGGGGACAGAATAACTCTGGACAATTGGGATTAGGAAATACTACGTATTACTCAAGTCCAAAACAAGTCGGCGCTGATACAAATTGGGCAAGTGCATCTGTTGATGCATTTCAGTCCATTGCAATTAAAACCAACGGCACATTATGGGCATGGGGCGCCAATGGTGGAGGACAGCTTGGTTTAGGTAATACCATAAGTAGATCTAGTCCTGTACAGGTTGGTGCATTGACTACGTGGTCAAGTATTGGGGCAGGTGGTTATCATACCCAGGCTATTAAAACGGATGGTACATTATGGGCATGGGGTTACAATTTTGATGGAATATTGGGACTAGGTAATGCTACATATTATTCAAGCCCCAAACAAGTTGGCGCATTAACCACCTGGTCAAAAATTTCGGTAGGTTACTTATATAATCTGGCACTCGGTTAATTAATAATTAAAAGTAAAACAAAAATAGGAGAAAAAATGTTCAACAAAAAGGTTGCCGCATTGGCACTTTTTGTTATGATGTTTGGTAGCACTTTAGCGCAAACGACAAGTGGAACCTCTAGCACAACTGGAGGAACAACGACTGGGACTACAAGTCTTATCAATCAAGGTAGTTACGACGGGGGCAAAACATTAGTAGACACCAATAGCACTTCTAATAGTGTCAGTACCGTTAACAGTAATAGCAATGCTACAAGTACAAGCACAGCTACAAGTAATTCAACTGTTAACAGTACATTTGTAAATACTAATAACAATAATAGTGCAAGTACCAGCACAAGTACAAATGTTAATACTAACAACAATATTAACAGCGGTACGCAGACGTTAAACAATAACAACGTCAATTCCGGCACAATGACGTATAATAATAACAACGTCAATACTGGCACAATGACGAATAATAACAATAACGTCAATACGTCATCTTCAACCGCAACTAACAACAATGTTAATACTAATAATAACATTCAGAGTGGAACATTAACAAACATTAACCAAAATACCAGTGCGGTTACAAGCACAAACGTTAATACTAATAACAATGTGAACAGCGGTACGCAGACATTTAATAATAATAACGTCAGTACCGCTACAACGGCAAACACGAATGTGAATCAAAATAACAATGTGAATACTGGCGATATGACTAATAGAAATATTAATACGTCAACTATCAATAGCACCAATGTGAATCAAAATAACAATGTGAATACTGGTGATATGACTAATAGAAATATCAATACTTCTACAAGTGTTAATACAAATAATAATATTCAAAGTGGTAGCATGACGAATATTAATCAAAATACCAGTACAAGTACTAACACCAATACAAACACTAATTACAATGTGAATAGTGGTACGCAGACTTTTAATAACAACAACGTCAGTACAAGCAACAATATTAATACAAATAATAATGTTAACAGCGGTACTATGACGTATAACAATAATAATGCAAGCACTGCTACAAATAATAACAACAACGTCAGTACATCTACTAATACTAACAACAATGTTAATTCTGGCGATATGACTAATAGAAATATTAATTCGTCAACTGCAACAAGTACCAGTAATAACACAAACGTTAATCAAAATGCAAACATCAATCAGAACATAAATTCTGGCGAAGTAACTAACATTAATAAAAACGAAACTGTTATTACACAAAGAGTAATTCAGCCTCCACCTACAGCAGTTGCACCTGCAATGATGAGCGGTGGTAATAATGATCTATGTACTACAGGATCAGCTGGATCAATACAAACACAAGTATTTGGTGTTTCATCTGGCGGAACAATGCGAGATTTAAATTGCGAAAGATTAAAACTTTCTAAAACCCTTTATGATATGGGAATGAAAGTTGCTGCAGTTGCAGTCATGTGTCAGGACGAACGAGTGTTTAATGCAATGTTAAATGCCGGCACACCTTGTCCTATTGAGGGTAAGATTGGCGAACAAGCTAAACTTACATGGGAAGATAATAAAGATAAAATCCCACAAACACCGAAAGTAGACAAATATGAAACTGCTAAAAACATTGGCCTTGGTTCTTTGCTCGGCATTCTTGTCCATAACGCTTTCAAGTAAAGCACAAACAGTAGATACAACAGGTAACCTGGTTAATTTTACTAATCAGGCTACCGGAACTACATCTACTTGGCAAAATGCAGGTAGTATCGGACAACCATTGACTTGTTGGCAAGGCGGAGATCCTGGATATTGTGGTCCTCTACCTAGAGTTGCTGCATGGGGTACAGGATCAAATATAATTAACTTTTCATACGGGTTAACAAACCTGAATCAAATTGTTAACATTAACAATGCCTTGGCCAGTGCCGGAACCGGGTTACAAGTTAATGGTTTCAATTTTAGTTTCCAAGCAAAGAACGGAAATGGATGGGATAATGGTATGCAGGATTATCTAACTGCATATGTTAACATCTATAACAATACAAATTCAAAAGTATTAGAATCATATAATTATGATTTAAATCGAAAATATAACTGGACTCAGTTTAGTTATTCGGAAACATTTAAAACTCCGTATGCTACGCCAAACGTAGGTAATGCAGTATATGGGTTTATAGGTAAAGACAATAATTTTTGGGTAGGCCCATATGGCCCAGAAGTAACTGCCGTAAATTTTAGTTTAAAATATAGTGTTGATCCATGTACTATAAATGCTTTATCCAGTCCTTCTTGCCCAGGATATCTTGCAGCATTGGCAAAATTAGCGCCGGCTCCTGCAGCAGCTCCTCCCCTTGACCCTATTTCAATTGCGGTCGCACCCCCAACTGGGCCGGCACCTCCACCAACTGGGCCGGCACCGCCGCCACCTGGATCTCCTCCACCGCAAGATCAATCGCAACCTCAACCAGGACCAGCGCCTCTAGGATCTCCTCCGCCACCTGGGTCTGCCCCTCAACAAGCTGCGGCACAACCTAGCGCAAATAATCAACAACCAAAAGCAGGAGAAGTTGCAGATGCTGGAGGCGGAGGAAAAAGTTCATCGCCGGTTTCTTTATCATCTGTTTTAAGTATGATAGGATCAAATCAAGAAAAAACTGCAGCATTGGAAAAGTCAGTAGTGCAAGCTGCAGATGCACAGGCATTTTCTGCAGGTGAGTCAGCAAAACAAACTGCAGAAAAAATTGCAGGGGAAGCGCAATCGCAAAGTATTGCTATTAGTAATTCACAATCTGCAGGCACTCCACAAGCATCAAGCACACAATCTTTTTCTGGTCCAGGACAAAATAGCGGACTACCATTACAAGGAAACTTACAATCCAATACAACATTTAGTTCTACTAGATTGGAACAATCGTTATCAAGTGTGAATTCTGGGCAATCATCTTCTAGTTCAAATATGAGTTTTGGTATACAACAAAATATACAGAATGATACAAAACAAGATTTTGTTTTTAATGTTCCACAAACTATTGCGTATATTCCTAAAATAGAATCTTCAAATAAAATAGAAATTAATACCAGTGTTCAAATGCCAAAATATGAACCACCTACAAATTATGAGAACATGGGATTACAAGTCCCAATATCTACTGTAGGTAGAACCCAGTTTGAATTTAAACAAGACACGCAGGCATCTACACAATTTACTATGATGCCCCCGGTTAAATATGAACCACCGAAATTTGAAAACAATACAGGAACTTCTACTCAAGTATATCAGTATCAACCCCCAATTGTTAAACAAGATACAATTATATCAATGGTATCTCCGCAATCATTAACTTATAGTTTAGTACCGCCCACAAAACAAACATCTGCACAAATAGAAATGCCAGTATTAGAAGGTATCAAATTTAGCGGAAATAAAAATCCTGTAGAATCTGCAATAGAATATAGACCAATTATATTGCAAACTACTTCAGGTCAACAAACTGATACGGTAAAACGTAATGTACAAAATAATGAACTTGCTGGTGGAGTATCAATTGAATCAATTGCAAGGCAACCTGCAAATTTTGCGCAGTATTTTTCAATGATTCCAGATGCAGCATTTTATGAACCTAAAGAAATTTATAGAAATCAAAAGACTGTTGACAATGTAAGAGCTTTAAGATCACTTAGCTCTGATAGGTTGCACCAAGAAATGATTGAAAAGCAATATAAACTAGGAGAATAATATGGGATATCTTCCTTACGTAATTGTAGGAATTGGTTTAGGATTATCCGCAACAAGTATTATAACAAAGAATAGTACAAAATTACAAAATGAAAAAGACAATTTAGAAGCAAAAAAAGAATGGTTGAGAATGCTTTCAACACAAAAAAAAAAATTAGGAGATAAAAATGGCAGAAGAAATTAAAGACGTTAATGCTAAAATTGACGAAGCAGAAGCAGCAATGAAAAAGTATGCTAGCAAAGATACTGTTATTAGCATAGGTGGATATGAATTTACCCCAGCAAAACTAATGGTAGCTGCTACTATTGTGTCATCTGTACTAGGTGGGTTATACGGTACATTTGAAGTATATAAAGATTACGTAGGAATGAAGAAAAAGATTGCAGAATATTCTGCACCAGATTTATCTGGGTTTGATAAACGTCTAGCTGTTATTGAGGAGAACAGCCAAAAGACAAGTGACTATACTCGCGATATTAAAGTTGATTTAAAGAATGATCTTCGTCGCAACGAAACAGTAACTGAACAGGTAGAGCGCAGTGTTAAAACTGCACAACGTGAGACGGAAAGTGAAATGCGTGATATGCGCAAGGCTGTGCGTGAAGATTTGGAAAGAGCAAGAACTGAAGCGGCGGCAATTCGTAAGGATATGGAATCAACACGTAAGGAAATTAACAGTGAATTTACTGCGGCTCGTAGAGAAATTAACCGCGAAGTAGAAACACTAAAGAGAGAAGTTGATAGTAAAATACAAAAAGCTATGGACAATCCACTAGCAAATAAATAAATCTAAAGGAGATTAGTATGGCTGAAGAAAAGAAACCATTATCACGTTCCGAGCGTGAAGCACAAATTAAAGATAAAGCCGGTTGGTTAATTACTGTACTTGCTGCTCTTTTAGCTATTAATACTTATATTGCTTCCGGTAATAGTTCTAAAGTATTAAACAATACTATTAAAGCAAACGATACTTGGGCATTCTTTCAGGCAAAGTCGATTAAACAAACTCTTGCTGAAATGGCTAGAGACGATGCGGTTGAAAGAAAACAATTTGAAAAGGCAGATAAGTTAACTGCTAAAATTAATAGATACGAGAGCGAGCCTGCAACGGGTGAAGGCAAGAAAGAACTAATGGCTAAGGCCCGCGCTTTAGAAACTGAGCGTGATGAGATACGCAAGTCTGGACCATGGATGACCTTTGCTGGTTCTGGATTTCAAATTGCTATTGTGTTATTGTCAGCTAGTATCTTGGCTGTAGCACCCGCATTATATATTGCAAGTATTGCGGTTGGCGCATTATCTGCGTTGTTAATGAGTCAAGGCATATGGTTGTGGATACCAATAGTGCTATAACTCAACAAAAAAAGTATCGCAGCATTTTTATTAGTGATGTGCATCTTGGCACAAAAGATAGTCAAGCTGGCAAATTAAATAACTTTTTAAAACATAATAGTTGCGATACTTTATATCTAATTGGTGACATTATAGACGCTTGGAGAATACAACAAAATAAATGGCGTTGGAAACAAAGTCATACCAATGTTGTGCGCCGTGTTTTAGGTCATGCCAAACGTGGTACTAGAGTAGTATACATAGCAGGAAATCATGATGAGTTTCTAAGACCAATGATACCATATGGTTTTAGTTTTGGTCTAGTAGAAATTCACAATCAAATAGAACACATTGGCGCTGACGGCAAGCGCTATTTAGTAACACACGGAGACTTGTTTGATGGTATAACAAGATTAGCACCGTGGATATCATTTTTAGGAGATAAGGCATATGACTTCATTCTTTCGCTCAATAGCAAGTTCAATTGGATACGCCATCGTATGGGTTTTGGGTACTTTAGCCTTAGCAAATTCCTTAAGCACAAAGTCAAAAAGGCAGTAGACTTTATATTTCAGTTTGAAAAGAATCTTGCAGGATATTGTAAGAAGCGCGGATATGATGGTGTTATCTGTGGACACATACACCATGCCGAAATAAAAGATATAGATGGCGTCACATACATGAATGACGGTGATTGGGTCGAATCATGCACCGCGCTTGTAGAACATCATGATGGTCGATGGGAAATAATAACTTGGACTAAGGAAAAAGATGATGAACCTCAGTAATAAAATTACTATCGTGGTGCCTTGTAAGAATGAGGAAAACTATATTCATCATTTGTTAGATGCTTTGCGCCTACAAGACATTAGCGATACAAGAATCATTATTGCCGATTGCTCTACTGATAATACTAGACAAGTAATAAAAGATAATAGTTCTTCATTGAATGTCGAAATTATTGAAGGTGGCCCAGTTTCATTTGCCAAGAATAACGGAGCAAGATTAGTTACTACTCCATATATTTTATTCATTGATGCAGATGTTCGGTTCTTTAAAAACACAGTAATTAAAGATGCCGTTAACGAAATTGTGTCCAATGACTTAGATCTAATTGGGCTAAACATTAAATGTTATGACAAAGACTTACGTGCAATAATTGGATTTACAATTTTTAATATTATTAATCACATATTAAAATTCTTTTCCCCATTTGCAATCGGGGCATTTATGTTGACTCGCAGAGATAGATTTGAAGAATATGGCGGGTTCCCTGAAAAGACAGTAACATCTGAAGATTACTTTCTATCAAGAATGTATAGCCCAAAGAAGTTTAAAATTGCAAATCACTATTTTGGACAAGATTCCCGTAGGTTTAAAAAAATGGGATACTTTGGAATGGGTGCATACTTAATAAAGAACTTCATTAATCGTAACAACAAAACATATTGGGACAATCTAGATTCATCTAAGTACTGGAACTGAATGCTGTAATATTACTGTAATATATTATTTCATAAATAATAGTGTGCCAAGAGCACAAATCATTAACAAAAAGGAGTAAACATGAGATTCGAAGATCTAGCAGTAAGATTAGTAGCCGTTGAAGCTAAATTAGCAACACTAACAGGTATTAGTGCTAATAGCGATATTGCAACCGCATTAGAAGAACTAGATGCGCGTTTAACATTAGTAGAAGTTACCGTTGGCCATTTAGTTGCTGTTCAAACACAAGAACATATTGAAGCGATTATTGCTGCGCCAGCAGATGCTGCTCCTGTAGCAGTTGAAGATGTGGTGGCATTATCAGCAAGTGCAGATGTCCCAGCAGCCGCTGACATTGTAGCTGATGTAGTTAATGCTCAGGTTGAAACAGTTGCAGTTGAGAATACAGAAGTTGCTGCGATTATAGCTGCAGCAGTAGCCGCAGTTGTAGCTGCAGACCCAGAAGTTGTTACAGATCCAGTAGCAATTACTGCAGCAATTACAGAAGCAGTTGCAGAAATGCCAGCTCCAGCACCAGAAGTAGCAGCAGAAGCAGGTGCCGCAGTTGCTGAAATTATTGCCGCAGCTACAGGTGAAGTTGTTGCTCCAGAAGTACATGCAGAAATTGCTGCAGCTGTTGCAGCAAAAGCAGATCCAGCGTTAGATGCTATCGAAGAGCGTTTGAATGTTGCTGAAGCAAAGGTTAATAGCTTGTTGGGAAAGTAATAATAAAAATCAAACAATGGTTTGATAATTTATTTAATTCGGGTACAAAATAGCGTATCGCTGGATTTGCGTAACCAGCACTGAGGGCCGCAAGGCCCTTTTTTAATCTGTTTGATATTCCTGAAGTGCGATAAATTCTGCTTCGGGAATTCTAGTCTTACCGTTTTTACTTCCAAGAACAACAACGATGCGTCTGCCGATATCAGTATCAAGCATCATAACGATACAACCACCGGCAGCATTTGTTGTTCCAGTTTTACTCACAATAAAATTATGTCTCTTTCCAATAATAGGATTTGTATTATTAAAAAAGAACCACTTCTTTTTAATTTGAATTTTTACTTGCGATGTTTTACTTGCTTCTACAATATCAGTATAGTAGCTTGCAGAAAGAACTAGTTCTAATAAATCTCTAGCTGTACTAATATTCATTGGGCTTAATCCAGACGCTTCTACAAATTTAGTATTAGGCATATTAATTGCCATAGCTTTTAAATTCATATCTCGTATACAACTAGGTTTGCCGCCAGGATAGTTGTCGCACAATATAATAGCTGATTCGTTACTGGACTTTACAAGTGCCAACTGTATGTGTTGCTCTCTTGTAAATTTGCCAAGCATTTGTTGCGGATCTTGGCCTGAATCAATTACGACCATTGCAGTCATAAGTTTAGTAATACTGGCGATTGATCTCGATTCATCAATACTTTCGCCTTCAATAATTTTTCCATTACCATTAGCAACAAGCCAAGAATGAGCAGTTACTTTCATGGAAAAGGCATTGCTTGTTATAAACAATGCCAATATCATTATATATTTCATAAGTAATCTTTACTAGATACACGACCCATTATCTTATAATTGTGACCTGAACCTAGCAAACAAGCTATCTCAGTACTGTATTCGACTAATGACCATGTCTTTGTTGCAGGATTAACTGTTAATACAATCTTATTTGCGAATGTATCTTGGTCAAATACCATAAGTATTGTCTCACGGTATTCTTCAAATATTGCGTCAAACATCTCTTTTGTTTCCATGCACAAAACAGGCTTGGCGTTTTCTTGACTACACGCAACCGTAGACACGGCTAGTAGAAGTGATAATATAATTTTTTTCATAATGGATGCGGACCCCAGAGTTGAACTAGGAACTAAGGATTATGAGTCCTTTGTGATACCATTTCACCAATCCGCGGCATAATTTATTTATACAACCGGAGTATACTCGATCCCCGTTGTAGCTAAACCTACTAAACCAATTGTAGTTTCAAATGCTGGTAACTCACTAGCTGCAACTAAAACATCTGCTTGAGACAATTTGCTGCTATTCATCCAATTAACATATTCCGTAACTTGTGCAAAAGTAGCATCAGCACCAAATACATTTTTGTAGACTTGTTTAATAAATGTTTCGTTGCTAACACCGCCTGCGTCTGTTTTATAAACATCTGTAGCTAGCAATGCTTCTGCTAATTGTTTGTTTGTCCAGCCCTTGTCCGCAAGGTTAATACCAATACCTACATAGGCTTTGGTAACATCTGCAACACCTAAGCCAGCAGCTAATAAAGCATACACATCGCCAGCTTTGCCTGCCGCATCATACGCAATAGCTTTATCATTAAACACAACGCGCTCGTGATCTGCCAATTCAAAACTAACAGTAGGTGATAATGTACTTACTGCAGATACTTTACTTGCAGATTTTGTAACTGTGAAGTCTGCAGCTTTACCGTCAAACGCATAAGTATCTACACCAGTAGTGCCAGTAACATCAACAACAACATCTACGACGCCATCGCCAGAACGACCAGTTCCAACTGAACCGAATGTAGCAATTTTACCCAATGCACCAACTGTAGCAACAGTCAGGATCAAATCATTTGTAGGCGAGGTTCCGCCCAATGCAGTTCCTGCAATAGTGATAGTATCCCCTGCAACATATCCAGCGCCAGAACTTGTTGCTACTGAATCTAGTGCTACAATATAAACACCATCTGTTTTAGTTACATCAAACTTTGCACCGGTTCCTGCGCCAGCAGTTGTGCCTGTTTTGTCTTGATATGTTGTATTAACTGGTTTATCTTTAATTGTAATTTTAGTTGTCATTTTTTTCCTTTGTTTTAATTAAATCTTCATCATAGTATTCATTCTTCATAATCGCATCATCAAACTTTTCCTCATCTGTTTTTTTATTATTACGAAAAATAGCATCGTAATTATTATCAAATGTAGTGAGAGGAACACTATATGGTCTAGGTTTACTACCTTTACCGTTCATTTATTTACCCTGGCCTCTGTATGCCTTATAACTTCTCTTTTGAGTCTTATTCATACTAGAAGTTTTTGCCTTACCACCTTGTTTGGTGCGTTTTTTAAAGTTATGTACTATTTTCATTTGGTATATTTATTATTAAGTTCTTGCTCAATTTTATTCAATGAAACATTTAGTGATGTTAGTGCACGCTGATAGTCTGTAATCATACTATCAGGCAATTCTGAAATCCATATAACTTTTGAAGCATCAACTTCTATGGTATGGTTAACAACATATGGGGCATATGGAAACAATGCCAACGTCATTTCTTTTTCAAATCCAGGTTCACGATTAGGTGCCATTGTTAAAATGAATGGTTGCACAAGTTTAATACTTGATGTTTCCATTGACATATCAGCAACCAATTCTTCACCGGTTTGTAGCTTTAAAATTTTAATCATTTAATTCTCCGTTTACGAATAATATATTATAACATCTTTATGTCAAATATCAAAGTATTCTGTTATCATTTGGACAACTAGGGCCGAAGCCCTAGTGTTTTTACGAACCCTTTGTAGGGAGTTTATCCCCACGAGTGGCTAGTCGGTGTCGTACTTCGTGTACGATTTTTATAAAAGCTTTAATGAATTTCATAATAGACCTCTGCGTGATAATACTTGCATTCTAGTTTCTAGATCTTTATGATCTACAGAATCTCCTAGATACATATCAATTTCTTTTTGATATGATGGAGTAAAGGCTTTTTCAACCCATGACCAAAAGTCTTTTACCGAAGGAACATGAGCTCCTTCAAATTCTTTTAGATCATTGGTCATTATAGCATCCTATCTTCTACAGGATCTTCTGTAAGTAATTGAGGTTTAGATTTCTTTGTAGGCTTTGTACTTACTTCGGAATCTTTAACTTCAATCTTCTTTGGCTTTTTATGCTCAGGAATAATACGCTCTAAGAAAATCTTAAGCATACCATTTAGCATAGCGGCATCTTGAACTTCAATATGGTCTTCCAAAGCAAATGTGCGAGTAAATGCTCTATTAGCAATACCTTTGAACAAGAAGTTTTCTTCTTGGTCTGCGCCATTTACATTACCCTTAATAATCATTTTGCCATCGGCAAGTTCAATTTCAATATCTTGTCTGGCAAAACCAGCAACAGCAACTTCAATAACATACGTGTTATCTCCAGTTTTCTTAATATTGTAAGGTGGATAATTTGGAATGCTCTTTGTTAGATCATCATGAATCTTTGCCATCTTATTAAATTGATCGTCAAAGCCTACATATAATTTATCAAAGTCTTTGAAC